ATCTGCGAGAACCCTCTTAGAATCAAACGTCCAAGACGAGATCAAACATGACCTCGCTCTTGGCTATATAACAAACGCTATAGGCGTTGACGAGAAGTCTGAACAAGAGGCTTTTCGTTTAAGGGATGCGTGGGAAGCGCACCCTGATCACACAATAACTAAAGCATTAGTAGCTGAACGTGCTATCTTCTTTGTACTTCTGCCTTTTTTTAGGTTTAATGGCGATGCTGGTCTCAGAACGGTATCAGCTGATATATCCAGAGACGAACAAATACACGTGGCCACTAATAGCCTCGTATGTGCTGATATGGGTCTTACTCCTAGTAAATCTCTGGATAAACTTAGGAAGGCCACCATTAACTGGATAATGGAACCATTAGGTAGGAATACCTATGGCGATAAATATTTAAGCAAAAAATTCTGGCTAGATACTAGTGATCGACTTATGTATGAGGGCAAAGCTCCAGAGCTTTCCGAAACTAAGTCAGCTCGTATGCCAGCCTTCTTTGAACATTCAAATGTCAACCTACCCCAATACTCTTGAGTCCATACTTGGACCAAATCTTGAGTCAATCCTCTCGGAGTTAGAGGATATCTACCCACAAATAACTCCATCTCCAGAGGATTCTTTGGAAACAATTATGTACAGATCTGGTCAACGCTCAGTAGTTGATTGGATTAATAACCGAATTAACGAGGAAAATTAAATGGCCAAATTATCAGACAACCAACAGATAGTACAAGACGCATACAGGAAAGCCTTTAATAGGGATGCTTCTTTTGGCACTCTTGGAGGTGCTTCCTATTGGACAGATCAAATAAAAAATAATAATTTAGACGCAGCTGGTTTAGCTAAACATTTAGCAGCTTCAGCTGAAGGACAGACTGCTCAGAGAGATAAAGAGGGAAAGGTAACAAGTACTTGGATAGGTGGTGTTAATCCTAATGCGTCAATAGCTGCACAGCAACATGCAGATTCCAAACAGACAGATCCTATGAAGAAGACATGGGCTTCTCATTTCTCAGATGGAGGTGCTTTGTCTGGTGATTTATCAAATACAATATGGGCTGGTATGCCTGGTGCAGGGACGGCAACTAATGCATCAACTAATAATGTAGCTGGACTTTTAAATAATACTTACAACGCAAACAACCCTGATAGCAAATTCAAAAGTCCTTACTACAACAACGATCCAATTGTAACTAGAGATCCAGCCACCAGTACAACAAACATCCCAGGTGATGTAAGTAATGAAGGTTGGTGGAATCAGTTTGCAGATGCAGATGCCTTTAAGACATTCCTACAAGGTGATGCAAAAGAAGAAACCAAAGCTGACAATGGCATGGGTGACTTCATGAAGTTCATGATGCTGATGTCTGTCATGGGTGGTGGACGTGGTATGGGCGGAGGCGGCTACGGTGGTGGTCAATACGGCTACGGTGGATTAAACCCAGGTGGTGTACAAGCTGCTTATAACCCAATGGACCATCTACAAGGGATGGGTACATGGTTCAAGGATAACTTTGGATCAGGCTCAACATCTACTGACACAGTTAATACAGGTACAACCTAAATAAAATGAAAGCAAAATCTAGATACGACTATTTATCAAGCGAACGTACCCAGTTTCTAGACGAAGCAGAACAATCAGCGGAATTAACTCTTCCATATTTAATCTTAAAGGATCAATACTCCAAGGGAATGAAACATCTTCCTACACCTTGGCAGTCAGTAGGAGCTAAGTGCTCAGTTACATTAGCCGCAAAGCTAATGCAATCAATGCTGCCTGTTCAAACTAGCTTCTTCAAGCTACAGGTAGATGACACTCAACTTGGTGAGGAATTTGGTCCCGAAGTTAAATCAGAATTAGACTTATCATTTGCAAAGATTGAACGCACTATCTTGGAGGCTATTGCAGCTTCCAATGATCGTGTAATTGTGCATGAAGCTTTATTACATTTAGTAATAGCAGGTAATGCATTAATCTTTATGGATAAGGAAGGTCTGAAAGTTTATCCGTTGAATCGCTACGTTGTAGAACGAGATGGTAACGGCAATGTGATTGAAATAGTAACGAAAGAAACAATTGCAAAGAAATTAATAGAGGATGAACTACCAAAGGATGTACTTAATGAGTATGGTACGGTAGTTGATAGCTCAACTGATGATATTGATGAGTGCGATATCTACACCCACATCACACGAGACAATAACAGATACGTCTGGCATCAGGAAGTACATGGTCAAGTACTACCAAAATCCCACGGGAAAGCTCCTGTCGATGTATCCCCTTGGATCGCACTGAGATTTAACTCAGTAGATGGAGAGGATTATGGACGGGGAAGAGTCGGCCAATTTATAGGCGACTTAAAATCACTTGAAGCACTGTCCCAAGCCTTAGTGGAAGGGTCAGCAGCTGCAGCTAAAGTTGTGTTCACAGTATCACCTTCCAGTACAACTAAGCCGAGCACCCTTGCAAAAGCAGGGAACGGCGCAATTGTGCAAGGTAGACCTGATGACATCGGCGTTGTACAGGTAGGTAAAAGTGCCGACTTCGGTACTGCTTTTCAGATGATGCAACAACTAGAACGCAGACTTAATGAAGCGTTCTTAGTTATGCAAGTTAGACAAAGTGAACGCACTACAGCTGAAGAGGTACGCCTCACACAGATGGAGTTAGAGCAACAGTTAGGTGGGCTATTCTCATTACTAACTACAGAGTTCTTACTACCATACTTAAGTAGAATACTTAATCAATTCCAAAAGTCTGGTAAGATACCAAGGCTACCAAAGAACATTGTTAAACCTACCATTGTAGCTGGTGTTAATGCACTAGGTCGTGGTCAGGATAGAGAAAGCTTAGGTCAATTCCTAACAGTCATCTCACAAACAATGGGTCCAGAGGCAGTACAGAAGTTTATCAACCCAGAGGAAGTAATCAAAAGACTTGCAGCCTCCCAAGGTATTGATGTATTGAACTTAGTTAAGTCAATGCAAGAGATACAAGGTCAAGAGCAACAAGCACAACAAATGGCTATGCAGCAACAGCAACAAGAACAACAAGTTGCAATGATGAAGACTCCAATGATGGACCCATCTAAGAACCCTGCATTAGCTGGTGATCAACAACAACCACCTGAACAAGAATGAGCGAAGATCAAACATTATCAATGGAGTCACCATTACCGACTGAGAATGCTCAGGACGTTACTGACTTAACAATAGAAGAAAAAGACTCTCTATTAATTGGAGAGGATATGGAACGCCAGGGGGAGAACTTACTGGCTGGTAAATATAAAGACGCTTCCGAATTAGAGACTGCCTACAAGGAACTCGAAAAGAAATTGGGCGAAAAATCTGATGGTGATTCAGAGGAAGTCGAATCAGAATATGAAACTGAATCATCAGAATCAAATGATTATGAGCGGAATTTATTAGATGCTCTCTGGGAAGAGGGTACTAGTAACTCATTAACTAAGGAGACTTTTGAAGAGCTGAAGAATATGGACCCTGTTGAAGTAGCTAAGATGGCTATGCAACAGCGAAGTAGATCTTCCAAACCTGAGTCTGTAGATTTCACTGATTCAGACGTTGATCAGATTCAAGGTTTAGTAGGAGGTGAAGAGAACTATAATAATATGTTGGGATGGGCGCAGCAAAACGTACCAGAACAAGAGATAGAATTATTTGATTCAGTAATGGATCAAGGTAATAGACTAGCTGCTTACTTTGCTGTTCAATCTATGGCATTGAAGTATCAAGATGCAGTTGGTAGAGATGGTCAAATGGTCAAAGGCAAAGCACCTAAATCACAAGGTGATGTATTTAATAGCCAAGCGGAATTAGTTGAGGCTCAACGTGATCCAAGATATGAAACTGATGAGGCTTATCAAGACGCAATACTAGCTAAGTTAGCACGTTCAGACATTAATTTTTAACTATGGGATTAAAAAAAATCAAAAGTAATCTTAACGAATTCTACGATGCTTTTAAAAGCGATGTAAAAACAGTTACTAATGCTGTAAAAAACAGAGATAAAAACTATCGTAAACATATGGGACTACCTTCTAAAAATAAAAAGTAACTTTAATTATGCCTAAAGGAAAAGGAACATACGGTACCAAGAAAGGTAGACCCCCTAAGAAGTAGGTAGACATGGCGACCTGACATATCATCCTCGCCTTACACCTATCAATTAATTTAATGCCTACTACAACCGAATACGGTAAGCAAAACATTTTCGCAAACGAAACACCCCCACGATTAATGAACCAAAAAGAACAAGAGATCCTCTTCCACGATGCAGAGGAATTAAATGGCCGCTTAGCAATGATTGGATTCGTTGCTGCAGTAGGAGCTTATCTTTTCACTGGAGATATTATACCTGGAGTATTCTAGGTTGACTCAACGCCACGTCCGTTCATCCCCATGGGACGCATGACGACCTAAGCATGGAACGGGGCTTAGGTACTTGGAGATTAATCATGACTGTAAAAGTTACTTACAAGTATCGTGGCATCACTTATACAAAATCAAAAACAATTTAATTAAAATGAAAACACTTGCACTTGCTCTCGCAACAACCACTCTAGCGTCTGCACCTGCATTCGCGGGAGTATATGTTAACACTGAATTGAATCAGGGTTACACAGGTTCTGACTATTTTGGTAGAGCCATTGACTTCCACGTTGGATATGAAGGAGGTACTGATAAGGTAGCTTACTATGTTCAAGGTGGTCCAACAGTACTTGCAACTGAAGGTATTGATGGTACTAACACTGAGATCTCTGGTAAGATCGGAGCTAACCTTAAGGCAACTGATAAGGTAGGCTTCTATGGTGAGTTCGCTGGCATCACAGCTGGCGATTTAGACAATGTATATAACGTTAAGGCTGGAGCTAAGTATACTTTCTAATGTCACATCATCAATCAGACTGCGAAGGAGATAAGGCACAGATCACAAGCCTTACACCCGAACCCGAATTCTCTAAATCAGGAATCCCTCTACACATGATGGACCCACTTACGATTGAAGAAGAAATTCCAGCTGATGATATGCCAGACATAGGTATTGAAGAAGCTTTAACAACTTTATAAATAGAGAGGTACTTCGGTACCTTTCTAGCGAGCTTAGTTTAGCGGTAAAACTCTAGCCTTCCAAGCTAGGTTCATCGGTTCGATTCCGATAGCTCGCTTTTGGCTCTTGGCCTGTTACGACAGATACCCATTAGCCGTCTAGACGGTGGGAAAGACCACAAAACATTCAATTTAATTTGCATGCGAAGAAGATTTATACAACTCATAAAATTAAAACATAGATAAATGGCACATCAGAATGCCTCTGGCACCGCCACTTCGTTAACCCGTCAGGGCCAAGCGAATAGTGCAGGTGACGTAAGAGCACTATATCTCAAGCTGTTCTCAGGTGAGATGTTCAAAGGATTCCAAAACAATACAATTGCTAGGGATCTTCTCATGAAGAGAACTTTAAAGAACGGTAAATCATTACAGTTCATCTACACAGGTCGCACCACGAGTGAATTCCACACACCAGGAAAACCAATCTTGGGTAACAGTGATGGCGCACCTCCAGTAGCAGAGAAGACTATCACAGTTGATGATCTTCTTATCAGTTCAGCTTTCCTTTACGAGTTAGACGAAGTTCTTGCTCACTACGATTTGAGATCAGAGATCTCTCGTAAGATTGGATATGCTCTAGCTGAGAAATATGACAGACTCGCTTTCAGAGCTGTTACACGTGGAGCACGTAAGCCCTCACCTATCACTAAGACAAACTTTATAGAGCCAGGTGGAACTCAGATTCGTGTTGGTACAACAACCAATGACTCTGATGCTTATGTACCTGCAAACCTAGTTAATGCGTTTTATGACGCAGCTGCAGCCCTTGATGAAAAGGGAGTCAGTACTGATGGTAGAGTAGCGGTATTAAACCCACGTCAATACTACGAACTCATCCAACAAGTAGGTGAGAACGGTCTAGTTAACAGAGACTCACAAGGTTCATCTCGTCAGAGTGGAACTGGAATTACAGAGATCGCTGGTATCAAGATTTACAAGTCCATGAACATTCCGTTCCTTGGCAAATATGGTACTGCTTACGGTGGTACAACTGGCGTTACTGCCCCTACTAATGTAGGTAGTTTCGTTGGTCCAACATTAGACAACGATGTTGCAGACTCTGATACAGGTATTAATAACGATTACGGTACAGCTGCTGAAGTAGGTAGTAAGTCTTGTGGACTTATCTTCCAACGTGAAGCTGCAGGTATTGTTGAAGCTATCGGTCCTCAAGTTCAAGTAACTAAAGGAGATGTTTCGGTTATTTACCAGGGGGATGTGATATTGGGTCGCTTAGCATGTGGGGCAGATTATGTCAACCCTGCTGCTGCAGTTGAACTTTATGTTGGTGCTTCTGCACCTTCTGCTTGGGGTGCATAACCCTATTAAGGGAGTCTTTATGGCTCCCTTTTTTTTATTCACAAATATTTATACCTATGGCTTTCCCTACCACTAATGCTGCTCAAGAATTACTTGCTATAAATCAAATACTGATGGCTTGTGGTCAGGCACCAGTCACCACTTTGGATGAAACCAACCCAGACGTTGCGATTGCTTATCAAACACTTTTAGAAGTTAGTAGAGAAGTTCAAAGTGAAGGCTGGTCCTTTAACAAGGAAGAGCATTATGACATGACACCAGATAGTAACAATGAAATTGTCATACCCAACAACATGTTACAAGTTGATCTACATCAACCATCAGCGAGTGATAAGAATGTAGTAAGAAGAAACGGTAAATTATATGACAAACAAAACCACACTGATCAATGGACAGATGGAGCTGTAGAGTGTGATATAACTTGGCTATTTGACTGGGTAGATCTACCACGTCCTATACAAGATTACATCACAGCCAGAGCTTCCTCTATTACCTCTAGTAGAATAGTTGGTGATAGCACACAGTATCAAATGCTTCAACAGAAGGAAGCATACATGAGAGCTATGGCTCTTGAATACGAAACAGCCCAAGGTGATTATTCATTCTTTGGACACGCTGACGGAGGACACCCTTATGTCAGTTATGAACCTTATCATGCACTTTCTAGATAATGGCAGCCGTAACTCAAAAGATACCACACTACTTAAGTGGCGTATCTAAACAAGCAGATAGTAAGAAAATTCCAGGCCAAGTAAAAGAGTGTTTGAATGGATTCCCTGATGTAACACTAGGCTTAACTAAAAGACCTGGGCTAAAGTTTATTTCAAAGTTAAAAAATTCAAGTGGTACAGACTTTAGTGGTACTCAATTAGATGGAGCCAAGTGGTTCTATATCAACAGAAGTGCTACTAAATATATAGGATGTGTCACACCTAAAGTAGGTAATACTAATGGTACAATCCATGTATGGAATGCTGATACAGGGGCAGTATGTACGATTACAGATAAAACAACTAATGCAGCTATAGGAGCACATGCATATCTTGATGGAACTAAATCAAACTATGATGTACTAACTGTAGACGCAGCTACATTCATAACAAACAATTCAAAAGTTATCACAGCTAAGGCAGCTCCTACATTTGTAGCTGCTAGCAGAGGAACCGTGTTACTTACTGGTACTGCTCTTGATATGATCAGTCAAGACTGGGAAGTTAAGTTAGGTGGTACAGCTATACTTGCAGAGAAGAGTGCTATTCAAGTAGCTACAGCTACATCAGATTCAGATGATAAGTATGAAGATGTACTAACAAAAATCAAAGCTGCAATTGATGCTAAGAATATCACTGGTATGACATGTACTAAATACGGTACATCTCTACAATTAGATTATCAGCTCAATGTTGGTGGTAATCAAACCTTAACTCCATTCACCTTAGAAGCTAAAGGTGGTGCAGATAATAAGAGGTTAGTTGTCTATCAGGATCACGCATTAGATGAAGCATCGTTACCTCCTAACTCATTCCATAACCATGTTGTAGGTATTACTAATGGAGATAGAGATTCAACTAATGATATCTATGCAAAGTTTGTAGCAGATAACGGTACAGCTGGAAAGGGTTATTGGAAGGAAACACTTGCTCCTAATATTTCTACAGGATTAACTGCATCGACTATGCCTCATAGGTTAGTAAATACAGGAGCTACTACTTTTGATTTTGAGGAGATACCCTGGGAAGACAGGATGGTAGGTAGTGATATCACAAATCAACACCCTGTATTTGTTGGTAAAACTATTACTAAACTCTTCTTTCATGATGCTAGGTTAGGTGTATTAACTGAAGATAATGTAGTACTCAGTAAAGCAACTAAACCATATGACTTCTATAGGATTACAGCTAGATTTGTATCGTCAGGAGATCGAGTATCTCTAAACTGTGCCTCTCTTAGACCTTGTAAACTATTCTCTGTTAAACCATTCAGACAGGGTTTAGTACTGTTTGCTAAGAACCAACAGTTCTTGATGTATGGAGAAGAGAACGGTCAGTTGTCTCCCAATGCATCAAAGATAGCTCCCATGTCAAACATGGAAATGAGTGATGATGTTGAGCCAATAGACATTGGTACTCACATGAACTTCATTAGCAAGACTCCTAACTTCGTTAGGGTGTTTGCTATGACAACTAAAGGTTTAGGTGAGAGTCCAGACATCCTTGATATAGGTCGTGTAGTTAATGAGTGGATAACGATTGATGTAGATACACTTGTAGCCAGTATACAGAATGAGTTCATTGCTATGTCTGCACAGGATAGTAATGAGATATTCTTCTATAAGACTTACTCAAATGGTAAAGAACTATTGATGGAGTCTTGGTTTAAGTGGAGTTTACCTGGAACTGTTCAGGGTCTAGCCTTAGATCAGGATGATATGTATTGTGTTAATAAGAACACCTATACACTTACAGATGGTAGTGGTAATGTAACTACACATTATCAGTACACATTATCTAGTTCAAACCTAACTCAAAGTCCAGAGGTATCCATAATCACTAACGTTGATGGTCAGAAAATCAACCCTTGTATGGATCTTTATTCATTACCAACTGAAATTAGATATAGAAATATAGTATCAACCACTATAACAGCTGGTGGTAGTGGCTATACATCACCACCTACAGTTACAATTACTGCACCCTACAGTGGTACAACTGCAACTGGTACAGCAACCATATCAGGTGGTGCTGTCACAGGTATAACATTAACTAATGTAGGAATAAACTATCAATACACCCCTACAATTAGTTTCTCTGGAGGAGGAGGTAGTGGTGCTACAGCCACAGCAACTATAGATGCAGTAGATAGATCTAAATGCTACCTACCTTATGCATACTTACAAGGTCCAAAGAATGTACTAATTGTTAGTGGTACAACAGCAGCTGGTACATTTAACAACTCAGGATTCACTATTACCCCAGAGGTAGACGCAGATGGTACATACTTCATAGTACCTGGACAGAACCTTACTAGCATTGCAAGCAATGTATATGTAGGTTATGCCTATAATTTTGATGTAACATTACCACAGATATACTACCAATTAGATCAAGATGGTAAGAGTGTTGACTTTACAGCAAGCCTTACAATATCAAGACTTAAGTTTGATGTAGGTTTATCAGGTGTATTAGGTTTTAAACTTAAAGCAATAGGTAGATTTGCAGGTAAAAAAGAATTCACAGGAGATAACTCAACTACTGAATTCGAATGGATTGCATCTGATTTATCTTATGTAGACAGAGAACAAGTAAAAGTAAAAATTAATAATGTAACTTCTACAGCTTGGGATTTTGAAAGTGATACTAAAATAAAATTTGACACTGCCCCTGCTACAGGGGATGCGATACTTGTCTATCTAGATGAGTGGTATCAATTACAACCAATAACCTCAGCTAACACTTACCTAGCTGATGATGTACCTTTAGATGATTCAACAGTATTCACACTACCTGTACACCAAAGAAGTAAGAACTTCACCTTACGAGTCTTCAATGACTCACCATTTCCCGTCTCTCTTAACTCGATGATGTGGGAAGGAAACTACTCACCGAGATTTTATAGGAGGACTTAAGATATGGCATGGCAATTTTGGGCAGCTGCAGCCTTAACAGGCGCATCAAAGTGGGCAGCTGGAAGAGACGCAAAGAAAGCTAGGAATAAAGAAGACGCTTTTTATCAGAAGAAGTATGATGAGTTTGATTTTCCTAGTTGGGAGATGCAAGGTGCAAGGCTAATTGCTAATAGAGATGAACAGATAAGAGGTATTCAACTTGCAGCTCGTAATGAATTAAAGCTAGCTAAGTTTAAAGATAAGAATAATTTAAGGAATTATCAGCAGAAATTAAAGATAGCTAACTACGAACATCAAACAAAGATGGGTCAGTATTATAAATCTGAAAGCTTATATCGTAGAGCTGTAGGTGAAGCGAGAGATCAAAAGAAAATACAAGATGAAGAAAATAGAGCTAAGTTTGCTTACCAGAATGAAGATCGAATAGTAGATAGTATAAGATTAAAGAGTGATCTGATGGCTAAAGGTCAATCAGGTCAGAGTGCAATAGAAAACTACCAATCTCAAATAGCTGAGACTGGAAGTGAATTAGCAATATTATCTAGAAATATGATGAGCGCAGACCGTGAGTCACGTATGCAGCTTAGAACCTTCCTGACTCAAGCTGATGCTCAACGTATGATAAGACCTACTAAAGCACCAGATCCACTTAAACCATTAAAGACACCGATCTCTGAACGAATGTTACCTAGAGCACTGGAGGAATTTGACTTTGGACCTAAGCCTATCAAGGGTGTATCTTTCCAAGCAGTTCCAAGTATGTTCAGCACAATAGCTAGTGCAGCTGGTGCAGGGTTCTCAGCATATACCTCATCACTTGATGGTGGAACAGGATCACTTGGAGATATGTTCTCAATTAAATCATAAACAATGTCTAGAAGAAAAATCACACCCGAATTGCAAGCAATCGGTAAAGGTTTTAGCAACATAGACCCTGGCTACGCAAAGTTAACCCGTATGCGGGAAGACGACAATCAAAACTTAGCTAACTTAAAGGAAGCTGAAAAAGAGCGTAGAGAAAGGGATCTAACAGCTGAAGCAAACTTAGAAAGGATACAGAAAACAGAGGCAGCTAATCTTAAAGATATCTATATCGAAGATAAAGTTATAGATACAAGAGAGAAAGCACTCAAGGTTAATAAAGGAATCTTTGAAGATAACTTTGAAAGAGAACAAAAAGCAGATAAAGCTAAAGCTAAAGAGGTA